ATATGTGGACCCGCATAACCCCACACACTTTGCATATCTGCACAGGCTACAAAACAAACAAGCGTGACTGTTTAAAACAATCGTGTCTGTTTGTTTTTCCAAGTCTGCGAAGGGACGGGGGAGGGGATTTTGCAGTGCTACGGCGTGGTGGTCCTACTCAGACACAAAAAAGAGTCAAATAGCGTCGATAAACGCGACTATTAGGCCATAGTAGTTCTATTAATTTATTTTTATTTATCAATTGTTTGCATAATGCAATTGCATATTGCTAATCTGCACTGTAAATCTAGAGTTTTTCCCCTGTAAAACTGGTAATTTTCCTCTCTATACAGATTTATCTTGACTTTCATAGAAAAGTATGTTATAATATTAACTATATATTAACAACAACAAACAACAAGTATAAAAACAAACCAAAAAACACAACTAGGTAGGAACTATACAGTATGGACAACGACTCAGGTTCAAGTAATCCTGTTGGTCGCCCTAAGAAGTCTTCTGTTTCTAGTAAAAAGAAAGGTTCTAGAGGAGCAGTTGGTCGTCCTAAAGGTGACGCAGCAATAATTAACGAGTACAAGGCTCGGATGTTGAACTCACCGCGCTCTCGTGCAGTCATGGATGCAATCTTTGAAGCAGCCACAGACCCTGACCACAAGAATCAGGCCGCAGCGTGGAAGTTAGTAATGGATCGTATTCTTCCTGTTGCTGCATTTGAGAAGGATATCATTAAAGATGCAGGACGAAGCGCGATACAGATTAATATCACTGGGGTTGGAAGCACGACTATTACTGAGGACTCTCAGGAAACAGCTACTATTGATGGAGAAGCAGTGGATGTCACAGAGTAAACTAGACGAAGCACTAGACGAAACTTTAGCTTACGTTGTTAGAGTAGGTGATGCTACGTCTCAGCTGATTAACGTGGCTATTTTGTTTGGTGATAACGCTAATGAGTCCGTCTCAGGGCGCTCTCACAGGCTCAAGGACAAGTCTAAAGCTTGGGCATGGCTAGGTGCGTCTATTAACTTTGTGTTTGATGACGATCACTGTGAACGAGCGTACAACAACGATGTAGCTAGGGCAGCAAAGACCCTCAGTGAGTCTAAGCCTAAGAAAAAAACTACTAAAAAGTGAAGTACTTTAGTACCTCTGAGTTTGACTGCCAACATACTGGTGAGAACCGTATGGAGAAGGACTTCTTGAGTAAGCTTGACGCTCTCAGGGAGTACTGTGGTTTTCCTTTTGTTATCACCAGCGGCTACAGAAGCCCTGACCACCCGTTAGAGGCTACAAAAGAGATACCGGGAACACACGCGCAAGGCATAGCAGCAGACATAAAAATAACTAGCTCTGCTCAACGGTATTCGATTATAAAAGCAGCCTTAGAGCACGGCTTTACTGGTCTAGGGGTCGCTGGTGACTTTATTCACTTAGACACACGGGGTACAGTTCCCGTGATCTGGACGTACTAATGCTATACACGAAGCACATAACACTTACCGACACTACTCTAACAACACTATTTACTGTTCCTGACGGATTCCATGCTATTGTTTCGTATGTATTTGTAGCGAATCACGGCGGCTCTACAAATAGTATAGATTTGTATTGGGATTTAAGCGGAACGCCACAGGTTTATATTTTTGATGGGACTAATGTAGCGGGTAGTGGTCAAGAAACATTAGGAAATGGAGGAGGTGCGTTGTTTGTCCTCAATGCAAACGAAACGGTTAAGTGCCAAGCTGGAGGATCGGGAAGTATGGAGGTTGTTGTGACCTTTGATCTTCTTGATATGCCTCCAACACTTGTGAACTTTGATGGGAGCTAACATGAAAGCAGCGTTATTGGGTGTACTTTTGATTATGGGCGGTTGCGCGTCAAGCAACTCCTTGTATTACGAAGCAGTTCAAAAAACTGCAGAGGCTAATGCAAAGGCAGCACAGGCTAAGTTTAATGCTTTGTCTCAGATTGCTTCTAGTGGTGACGGACAAGCCGCTAGCGCTGCTGTAATGGCACTGGCTTTAACCCAGACTTCTAACGTTCAACCTATTCCTCAAAAGTCCGAAGCAATTCAGTGGGCATCTATCTTGGCCTCACCTGTAACCTCGCTAGGTATGATGTGGATGCAAGCTGATTCAGCCAAGACTATGGCTCGATACAACGCGCAGGTAGATCTTGCGTCTGTTCAGGCTGATACTCAAACCCAACAGGCTTTGTATGGGAGTTTTACGGATATTTCTAACGCAGGCTTTAGTGCTGTAGGAAATGTAGATTACACGCCTTTTGTGAACGGGATGGTTACCCTTGGCTCTACAGGCATGGACAACCTTCTTGATATGGGTGAGGCAGGATTTGATGCAAATACAGCGATTGCTACTGTTGGTTTGAATAGCACCACTCAGCTTGGTGTTACTGGTATGGATAACCTTACAACCCTTGGAACTGAAGGTTATAAAACAGTTTTGTCTTTGGATTCAGGAAATAATTCTTTGACTAGTAGCGTCTGGAGTGATTACGTTCAGTCTATTAGCGAGATTATGGGCAACCTGCCTAGCAGTCCGTGACCGATCTTAACGTACAACTACTTCCGTGGCAGCAGGAAGTCTACTCTGATCCCACTAGGTTCAAGGTAGTTGCTGCTGGAAGACGGACAGGGAAGTCTAGACTCGCAGCGTGGATGTTAATTATCAATGCGCTGCAGGCCGACAAAGGCCACGTTTTTTACGTTGCGCCCACTCAGGGTCAGGCCCGTGATATCATGTGGCAGACTCTGTTGGAGCTAGGACACCCTGTGATTGCGGGTTCGCATATTAACAACCTGCAGATCAAGCTGGTCAACGGGGCCACGATTAGTCTCAAAGGAGCCGACAGGCCAGAGACAATGCGTGGTGTGTCCTTGAAGTTTCTTGTGATGGACGAGTACGCAGACATGAAGCCTGACGTATGGGAGCAGATTCTCCGTCCAGCACTGGCTGACCAAAAGGGTTCAGCGATGTTCATAGGTACGCCTATGGGCAGGAACCACTTCTACGAACTGTACAAACTTGCGGAGCTAGGGGACGATGAAACTTACAAGGGGTGGCACTTTACCAGTTATGACAACCCCATCCTCGACCCTAACGAAATTGACACGGCAAAGAAGTCCATGTCGAGTTACGCCTTTAGACAAGAGTTCATGGCCTCATTTGAAGCAAGAGGCTCCGAAATGTTCAAAGAAGATTGGATTCAGTTCGGAGAAAAACCAGAAGACGGAGACTACTACATAGCTATTGACTTGGCTGGCTTTGAAGAAGTTAACAAAAAACGAACAAAGAATACTAAGTTAGATGAAACCGCAATCGTTGTTGTTAAAGCTGGTCCTAGTGGTTGGTACGTTGATAATATTATACACGGGCGGTGGAGCTTTGATGAGACTGCCACCAAGATATTTCAAGCCGTTAGAGATTACAAACCTGTTAGTGTTGGTATTGAAAAAGGAGTCTTGCGACAAGCAATTATGAGTCCTTTAACAAACCTTATGAAACAGTACGGAAGGTTTTTTAGAGTAGAAGAACTTTCTCATGGTAACAAGAAAAAAACTGACAGAGTTATGTACGCACTACAAGGAAGATTTGAAAACGCTCAGATAACATTAAACAAAGGAGCGTGGAACTCAAGATTCTTGGATCAACTGTTTCAGTTTCCAGATCCTCTTACTCATGATGATCTTGTAGATGCACTAGCATACATAGATCAGTTAGCTAAAGTTGCGTATCATTATGACTTTGAAATTGATGACCATCAAATACTAGATGTAATAGCAGGATATTAAAAGTGAAAGTTTTTAGACCGTTCAATACCTACGGAATATACGCAATCAGTGCTGTAGTGTTTTTTACACTAGGCTACTCTGTTGCTATAATTTAAGGAACTTAAAATGGCAGAAGATATTTATAGCCCAGACCCTTTTATTATGGAAGAGTCCTTGGAAGAGTGGGTAATGACCAAGTGTGAAAACTGGCGTGACCACTACGAGTCAAACTACGAACAAAAGTTTGAAGAGTATTACCGCTTGTGGCGAGGACAATGGGATCCTGCTGACTCAGAACGAACATCAGAACGTTCTCGTATTATTTCTCCTGCGCTTCAACAGGCTGTAGAGTCTAACGTAGCAGAACTAGAAGAAGCAACGTTTGGTCGTGGTAAGTGGTTTGACATTACTGATGACAATAACGACCAAGAACGACAAGACATTCTGTATTTACGAAACAAACTAACAGAAGACTTTGAGTCTTGCAAAGTACGAAAAGCTGTAGCTGAGTGTCTTATTAACGCTGCTGTGTTTGGAACAGGCATTGGTGAAATAACGCTGGAAGAAATAAAAGAAATGGCTCCAGCTACACAACCTGTTATGGATGGTCAGTTACAAGCTATTGGCGTAAACATTACTGATCGCGTGGTAGTAAAACTAAAACCTGTACTACCTCAAAACTTTCTTATTGATCCTGTAGCTACGTCTGTTGAGGACGCTATGGGTGTTGCTGTAGACGAGTTTGTGTCTAAACACAGTGTAGAATTACTACAAGAACAAGGAGTGTACAGAGAAGCGTTTATAGAGTCTGCTGCGCCTGACAGCGATCTAGAGCCTGACCAAGACCTGACACTGTACAATGACGACAAAGTACGACTAACTAAGTACTATGGTTTAGTACCAAAAGAACTACTTGAGTCTGAAGATGTAGACGTAGAAGAAAACTCTAAGTACGTTGAGGCTATTGTAGTTATTGCTAACGGCGGTACACTGCTTAAAGCTGAAGCTAACCCGTACATGATGAAAGATCGTCCTGTTGTTGCGTTTCCTTGGGACGTAGTACCCGGACGATTCTGGGGCAGAGGCGTGTGTGAAAAAGGCTATAACAGCCAAAAAGCTTTAGACACAGAACTACGCGCACGTATTGACGCCTTGTCACTTACTATTCATCCTATGATGGCGATTGACGCAACAAGACTACCTCGTGGTGCTAAACCAGAAGTTCGCCCCGGCAAGATGATATTAACTAATGGGGATCCTCGTGAAGTACTTCAACCTTTTAACTTTGGGCAAGTGGGGCAAATCACTTTTGCACAAGCTGCTAGCCTTCAACAAATGGTACAGCAAGCTACAGGAGCTGTTGACTCCGCCGGTATTGCTGGACAAGTTAACGGAGAAGCCACAGCAGCAGGTATAAGTATGTCTCTTGGCGCTATTATTAAGCGTCACAAACGCACTTTGATTAACTTCCAGCAGTCGTTCTTATTACCGTTTGTAACCAAAGCTGCACACCGATATATGCAGTTTGATCCTGAAAACTACCCAGTAGCTGACTACAAGTTTAATGCTACAAGTACTCTGGGTATTATTGCTCGTGAGTACGAGGTTACACAGTTGGTGCAGCTCTTGCAGACTATGAAACAAGACAGCCCACTGTACCCTGTGCTGATCCAGAGCATTATCGACAACATGAACCTTAGTAACCGTGAAGAATTAATTGCTACTATGCAACAAGCTTCACAGCCTAACCCACAAGCACAGCAGATGGCAACGATGGCACAACAAGCACAGCTTGAGTTCCAGCAAAGTCAAACCGCTGCACTTAACGCACAAGCTGCTGAATCGCAGGCTAGAGCGGCTAAGTACAACATGGATACACAGTTAGCTCCTGAAGAATTAGAAATTGAACGTATTGAAGCAATTACTAGAAATCTTAAAGAAGGTGATGCAGACGATAAAGAGTTTGAACGCCGTCTTAAAGTAGCTGAAGTAGCGTTAAAAGAACGTAATTTAGAAAACCAAAAAGCAAGAGGAGCAACACCCCGTGCTAATGACACAAACGGAAATGACCAAATTCCTAGACCAAATCAACCAAGCGTTCAAGGACCAGTTCGACAAATTGGAAATGCTCCAAGCCAAGCTGGACTATTTGGAGGCCAAAGTCAATGAGCAAGAAAGATCCAAGACTAGCAAGGGCGGGAGTAAGCGGGTACAACAAACCAAAGCGGACGCCTAATCATCCTAAGAAGTCACACGTTGTTGTAGCTAAAGAGGGTGACAAAGTTAAAACTATTCGTTTTGGTGAGCAAGGAGCTAAAACTGCTGGCAAACCTAAAGCGGGTGAAGGCGACAAAATGAAAAAGAAGCGAGCGTCATTTAAAGCTCGTCATGCTAAAAATATAGCCAAAGGTAAAATGTCTGCGGCTTATTGGGCTAACAAGGTAAAATGGTAAGGAGATAACTATGCCAAAAGTAGGTGGAAAACATTACGCATATACCCCAGCAGGAAAAAAAGCAGCGGCAAAAGCTAAAGCTGCAATGAAGAAAAAAAAGAAGAAGAAGTAACGTGCCTAAAAAGAAAAAAGCTAACGATGCGTGTGCAAAGAAGGTTAAAGCCCGTTACAAGGTATGGCCTTCTGCGTATGCGTCTGGTGCTGTAGCTAAGTGCCGCAAGGTTGGCGCTAAGAACTGGGGTAAAAAAAGTGGCCGTAAGAAAAAGTAAAAAAGGTGCTGCCCTAAAGAAGTGGTTTAAGGAAGAGTGGGTTGACGTAAAGACAGGTAAGCCTTGTGGTCGCAAGTCTGCTACTAGTTCTAAACGTCCTTATCCTTCTTGTAGACCTAAAGCCGTAGCAGCTAAGATGACTAAAGCAGAGAAAGCTTCATCATCAAGGCGCAAAACAGGTCCAGCTAGGGTTCAACATGCAGTAACAGCCTCTGGACGTAGACGTAAAACTGCCAAAAAAAGGTCTTGACAACAGACCTAAAATATGGTATAATAGGAGTTATAGAGATAACCACATGGCCTCAATAGATCAAGAAACAGAACAATACTACAACAAGTACTTTGACCTGTTTAGAACCGATGGTTGGAAACAGTTAATCGAAGAACTACAACAGAATGCTTTCGTAATAAATAGCGTAGAAGCAACTAAAGATGAGAACGATTTGTATGTACGAAAAGGACAACTAAACGTACTTGCTTATATTCTTAACTTTGAATCTGCAACTAATAATAATTATGAAGAGCTAATCAGCGATGATTAAAGTATTTGATTTTCGCTGTACAAACGGACATATCTTTGAAGAATTTGTAGACGGCAACACTACATCCAGTAGGTGCGGATGTGGAGCCAACGCTACAAAAATTGTATCAGCAACTCAACATGTACTTGAAGGGTCTTCTGGGGATTTTCCCGGTAGGCACATGAAGTGGGTACGTGAACACGAGAACGCTGGACGATCTAGTCGGGAATCCTAGTCTTAGGTTACTTCTCATTTTAATCCTCCATAACCTTAATAATAGGCGGGGTAAGTTTATATTATGTCACGAGCACAATTACTTGATGAGCGTCCTGAAGAAGAACCCATCGAAACAACTGAAGAGCTAACTAACAACTCTATTGAGAATCCTGAAGAGGAACAGCCTCAAGAACCAGAGTTTGACCTTCCTGAAAAGTACCGTGGTAAGTCTGTCGAAGACCTTGTACAGATGCACCAAGAGCTAGAGAAATTCTCTGGCAAACAGAGTACGGAAGTAGGTGAACTCCGCAGACTTGTAGATGATCATATTCAGACACAACTCTCAACACAACAAGCACCTCAACAACAGCAACAAGAAGACGATGACGTAGATTTCTTTGTAGATCCACAATCGGCTGTTAACAAAGCAATAGCTAACCACCCTAAGATTAAAGAAGCAGAAGCTTACACACAACAAGCAAAACAACAGGCTACTCTTTCACAGTTAAAATCCAATCATCCTGATATGGAGAGTATACTACAAGATCCTAAGTTTGCTGAGTGGATTAAAGGGTCAAAAGTTAGAACTAATTTGTTTGTCCAAGCAGACCAAGGTTACGATTACGATGCTGCTCACGAATTGTTTTCTCTCTGGAAAGAAAGAAACCAAGCCGTACAACAAACCGCACAAGCGGAAAAAGCAGCTCGTCAAAGTACATTAAAGTCTGCAAGTACAGGCAATGCTCGCGGAACAGCAGAGGAATCGCGTAAGAAAATTTATCGTCGTGCTGACTTAATAAAACTTATGCAAAGTGACCCTGATCGCTACATGGCGCTGCAACCTGAAATTATGGCAGCGTATGCAGAGAAGAGGGTCAAATAGCCTAACCTTTAAGGAGAATTAAAATGGCTGGTGAAACCTCTGGTGCATATTTTACAGCTAATGCTGTAGTAGACAAAACTGCGGCGGGTACTTTTATCCCCGAAATTTGGTCGGATGAAATTATTGCCGCTTACCAAAAGAACCTGAAGATGGCTCCCCTTGTCAAGCGTCTGTCTATGACCGGCAAGAAGGGTGACGTTATTCACATTCCTAAGCCTATCCGTGGTTCAGCTAATGCTAAGGCAGAAGCTACCGCAGTAACCATTCAGGCTAACCTTGAGACAGAGCTGACCGTCACTGTAG